GCTGGAGACTTCGCCATTACTTCTTCTTTGGGTGGTCAGCCATTTTGAACGTAGCCTTCTTCACGGCACCAGGGTGTGGTACGTAGTCACCCTTCATGAGATAGTATCTACCACCCTCTTCCATCCAGTGAAAACCCTTCGGAGGATCGATAGACATCTTTCGGCTTGTTACGGTAAACTTCCCGCCTTTCTTGTACTTAGCTACTTTCATCACCACTTAGATTTATTAGCCCAGTACGCTGCACTCATCTTGCCTTTGGCGATGTTGCGTCTGTGTCTAGCCTTGAAGCTGGCTCTCTTCTTCTTCATCCTGTCGCTCTCTCCAGCCTTTGGCTTGCCCGCTGTCTTGGCACCTTGCTGACCGTAACGTATAAGCTTTACTTTGTTTCCTTCTTTCGCTAACACTATGTGAGACTTCTTAGGGTGCTTCGGAGTTCTCTTGGGTTTGTTCACCCCAGATAACCCGTGCTTCTTAAGGAGGTTCTTGACTCTAGTATTAGACATCTGGCAAAGGTAATAAAAATAAAAAGTTATGGCTTGACGCCATATTCGCCAGCGGGAAGCGTGTAAGTAATTTCTCCTCCATTTACCATATCCAAGTAGGTGTATGTTTTTGGAGAAGACAATTCCATACTTTCATAAGTAGCTCGCCAGGTTGTTTCGTTAATTTTAATGCACTCGTCTAACGAAGATTCGTTGAACCCAAAAGAAAAGTTTGGACAATTATCGTCACTCCAGCTTTCCTCTAAATCAGACTCAGAGGTAATATTTACTGTGTATGTAGCCATTTTTATTGATATTGAGCGATTAACACTTCGGCGCTGTTTGAATCTGGTCTTATAATGGCAGCTTCTCCGTTTATCTGAGAGTCTATAAGTAAAGTTGGGCTTGTTATATATGCCCCGCTGGTACTATTAGGTGATATATTTCCCTCTCTTGTATACCCAACGTAATAGAGCTTGCCAGATCTTTTTATGATAAGATACTTGACTATGTATTGACCTCGTGCATAGTAGATGTCTTCAGCATCAGTCCAGGTACTCGTTCTCACAGCGTCTCCAGCCTTATGATCATCCTGGGTTCCGTCTCCACTCATGTAATATTGCCCATCACCCTGGTGGTAAAAATGACCACTAGAGTTAATCAGGTGTGAAGAGTAGTAGTTAGCGTAAAACTTAGTCCAATCGGTCTGAAGGGTACCGCCAACAGAACCAGTTTGAACCATGATGGTTTGATCAGAGGTTAAGTTTTGACCTAAAGGTTCGTTGCTGTCACATCTTCCGCAAGCAAAGGCCCTACCGCTTTGAATCGCAGTTGTGTGGTGATAGCTTGCGTCAACAAAAGAAAAATTATTGTTTGTAGCGCTAACGAGATTCGTAGCATCTACAGCAGTCCACGTAGTTGTGTTTCCTGACTGGGTGTTTTGTCCAGTCATTCCGTCGTTGTTTCGCCCAGCAGTGTAAAGCACGTTGCTTGACCCCTTAATAGCAGCAGTATGATTTTGACTGACAGATACGCTAACCCAGTCGCTATCTGTTCCTATTTGAGTCCAATTACCGTAAGACGAAGAGGTTGAACCATTTCCAAACTTTCCGTAACTGTTGTTGCCAATACCATAAAGCTTTCCAGAGTTTATAGCCATTGCAGTAGAAGAACAGGCGGATACGTCTGTCCATCCCGTATCAGAGTCGCCAACCCCTGTAAGCTGAGTAAGGGTCCTCCGCGAGACACTCCCTGAGCCGCCCCAATAGCTGCTGGATGTAGCCATAATCCACATCTTTCCGTCTGTATCTATAATATAAATTGCATACCCTCCAGCCGTCATTTTTGATACGGTTGGGGTAAATGGAGTAGCAGCTCTAGCGTGGATACCATTGACGTCTGAAGAGTAGTTTCTAACTATATCTGTCCCCAGGGTAAACCCAGTAACATCGTCGCCGCCGCTGTGCTTTCCGCTGGAGGCTGATTCGCTGTAGGGTTGCCTGTATGCCCCTCCCATCTGTATCAATCCAGACGTTGGCAATGTGGTGGTGTACGTTCCCGTCCCAGCCACAGGGTCAAAAGCTCCACCAGAGGCTGGAATATCCTGTCCGTTTATAGATGCAATGTTAGCCATGTCTATACCGTTTTTCTGATCTATGTCTGGCATTACGCAAGAGTGATAAAGTCATTAGAAGGATTAAACCAAATCTGTCCGTTCGTGCTATCAAGGCAATAGCCGACCACACGAACAATGTCTCCTGTGCCTGAAGGTGCGGTAGATGTGATATCACCTGCGGTGGTTGATACATATAGCTCATCCCCAACAGTCCCTGGATCGTGATCGAGTGTGTACATGCCACGCAGCAACATCCCATCTACATCAGGGTCAGTGCCTAGAGCGATAGCCAAGAGTACTCCACCAGCCGTCCCCGCAGCATCTGCATCCGCTGCAACCCAGGTACCACTTGAAGTATAGTAACAAAGCTCCCCTTGTGTAGTTGAGCCACTTCCAATCTTTACTATGTCGCCATTGCTGCTGTGATCGGTATTCGCAGTCTTTGCGAACAGCACATTCTTCCCATTGGTGTCTAGGTCCCCACCGAGCTGAGGGGTAGTGTCTTCAACCACATTTGAGATTCCACTACCACCGCCATCAACAAACTCAACAGCATTTCCTGCTGAGTTCACCTTTAAGAACTTGCTTGCTGTAAACGAGCTAGGCGTGTCGGTAAGACCCAAAAAGGTTGTCGATCCACTTCCTCCAGCAGAAGCAAAGCTTAAATTACCTCCCCCGTCAGTTTTAAGAAATTGTCCTGCACTGCCATCTGCGTCTGGCAATACAAATGTTACATCACTAGTAAGATTTGTTGAAGGACCCCTTAAGATGACGCCATTTGTTCCCCCCTGAGTGGGCTCATTAAACTTAACGAGCCCAGAGGTAAGACCGCCATCTGCTGTAACAAAGCTTCCATTTACTCGCAAGCCGTTGTTGAACTCAAACCTGTCATCGTTGGGATCATACTGCATTCGAAGATTACTCCCTGATTTAAAGGTCAAGAAGTTGCTGCCCATGTCGATGTTTCTGGTTCCGCTTAGGGTTTGGTCAGTGCTGCCAAGATTGGTGTCCGTCTGAGCAACCCAGTCTAAGTTACCACTACCGTCAGTCTTTAATACTTCGTTTGCACTCCCGTCTGTGTTTGGAAGTGTCAGCGTATAGGAAGCACCAGCAGAGTGAGGTGGTCCCTTAATTACAATGCCATGGCTATTCTGCTCGCAGTTCAGGACGAACTGACCAGCGCCTTTGTCAGAGTTACCCTTGAATACAACCTTACCCGTGCCGTTAGGGTCTAACTCTATATCTCCGTTTGATGTTGTAACGATGTCTTGACCGTTAACATCAAGGTTCCCACCAAGCTGTGGTGATGTATCGGTGACTAAATCTGTTGTATTGGTATCAGTTACCGTATTAGTAAAGGTGATCTTGTCGCCAGCTCTTGCGATGGAAAGACCTGTTCCAGCCTCAAGAACTATGTCATCAGTGGCAGCTCCATCTGCACCGCTCTGAGTCAGCCTAATCTTTTCCTCGTCGGAGTTGTCTCCATCTACGCATGATATGGTGTAGGAGTTTTGAGTATTCGTATCAGCAGTTATCTGACTTGTAAGGGCAAGCGTACCTGTTGAGCTCGGCAGAGTAATATTAGCATTGCCTGAACCTGTGTACCGCAGGCTAGCTGATGCGCTGCTGCTTTCAATCTTTAGGCTTGACCCGTTCTTGATGATAACGTCAGCCGCATTTGCCGTTGTCGTCCCGTCAATATGAACTGCCGTAAACGCCGTTGAACCCGAAGCATCAGTAGCTACAATAAACTCAATATCGCCTGGGCTGGCCTCATCAATCGTAATACCAGTGGTGTTGTACTTAAGGCTAGCAGATGAAGCGCCCAAATTCAGAACACCCTTGTCTGTAGACGTCCCGTCACCAATAGAGGTAAGAGTAGTAGTCGATCCACTCTTAAGCATGGTAACTAAGGCGTTCAAGTTTGAATCATCAACAAACTCAATGGCATTACCAGCTGAATTTACCTTCGCAAACTTACTGGCCGTGAAAGAAGACGGGGTGTCGCTGAGATCCAATAGCGTAGCACCTCCAGTCGCTGCTTCGAGGCTAATCTTTCCTGTGCTGTTATCATAAGTCAGGACGAAATTGTCCTGCCCGCTACCTACAGACTGGTCGGCATCAAACTTGAAGTTACCCAATAGTACGTCTCCAGTGCCGTTCGGCTCAATATCAATGTCGCCACCAGAATCGCTAACAATCTTTCCGTATACAGTTACCGTCCCATCTTCGTTAACGCTAAACTTTTCACTGTCAGCGCTGTTTCTAAGTATAAGTTTTTGACCAGTCTCGTCGTTGTCTTGATCAATCTTAATTATGACGTTTCCGTCACTCAGAACTTGAAGGTCCTCATTGGAACCATCTCCCTGAATCGTCGATATGGTCGGGCCTAAAGGATTAAAATTAATAGAGTTAACAGTGAGAGAGCTTGCTGATACGGCGGCAAGACTAGAAGACCCACTTACAGAGAGCCCAGAGCTAGCTGTAAGTGTCGAACCGCTGACAGTCAAACCAGCGGTCATAAGTGTCGAACCGCTAATAAGGTTAGTACCACTAAGGGTAGTGGTACCGCTAAATGTTTTATTACCAGCTATAGTCTGATTGCCAGTAGTCATAACAGCACCAGCCGCTAAGACGTTAGTGGAATCTGTTACGTCCGCACTAGCTTCGATGCCAGCGAGCTTTGTACGCTCGTCAGAAGTTATCTGATTCCTCGATACAGTTATGTTATTCTGCGTTTCTGGAACGGTGACAACAGTCGTAGTACCACCAGTCGATATGGTAATGTTGGTCGCCATTATACACTTACGTCTTCATTGATTTTAAACGTACCGTAAATTAAAGTAGTGACTTTATTTGACGCTGAAGCGTCTGTCATTTCAATGTCGTAAACATATAGTCCAGCGGGTCTAGTTGCCATTATTGCAGAGGTAACAGCAAACTTTACAATGCCATCCGTAACTATAGCTGATCCGCCATCAGCGTGCGGCAAGTCCACACCGCTAGAGTCTTTAACAGTTATCTCTTTAGTGGCTCCACTTGTGGCGTCCAAAGTGCTGAGTATGATGTTGTCATTGGTATCTCCTGCTGTAGTCCCATAGGCGGTATTAGAATCATCAGAAGCTCTGACCTCCATTTTAAATGAGTCGTTTTCATTAACTATTGAAACAGGAGTTGATGCGTCATTCTTCAAGGTCAAAGACAATTCAAAGGTGTCGCCTTTCCTGCAAGTAATGTCTACTCTCTGAGAAGTATCTAAGTTTATTGTTTGCGCCATCTTATTATCCTAGCATTTGTGTTGTTACATCACCCAATTGTTCTGGAAGCTCCCCGCGCTCTCCTTTTCTTTGAGATATAAGCTTACTTTGTTCAGCAGATTCTTTTTTGATCCTGCTATCTTTTCTGTCTTCTTTCAGCACCTCTAGCTTTTCTTTAAAGTTCTTATCGTCTTCCTTGAAACCAAGAGTTGCTTGAGCCTTTATGATTTCGATTTCTTTTCTGAACTCATGCTTGACTGACTCTAACTGAGCTTCAAGCTGAGACTTAAGTTGCATTTCCTGAGCCTTGATCTGAGCCTCCATCTGCATCTCTTGCTGTCTTGCCTGAGAAGAAGCCATGGCTGACTGCTGCTGAATCTGAGCCTGTTGCTGAGAGTTTTGCATGGCCATCTGCTGAGCCAAAGCCATACGCTTTTTTCTCCTCACTATCAAAAGTCTTTCGGCTTGATTGATATCCTTTAGTTGGCGAACAGCTATGGCGTCCTCTAAGTCTATTTCTTTTTGAGCAAGAGCAATCTGAATATTCTGCTCCAAGTACTGTCTTTCGCCCTCTTCCATCTCTTTGACAACCAACACTCCGAAGTTGTACATGGCTAGGTTTTTGAAAGAATTCAAAACCTTCATGTTTTCATTTCCGATTGCATTTTCATAGATCCTATAAAGAACAGAATCGGGGTGAATAACCTGAACGCACTTTACTATATCTGAACAAACCTTCTTGTACAAAAGCATTGATGAGTTCGTAATATCATATATAGCGTTATTGGCAGCGGCAAGTGCTTGCTGTCTTACGCCGACCAGCGCATCTCCTTTCGGAGTAGAAGCATCCATGACTTCGTTGATGCCAGTTGCATCTCGGATCATACGCAAGTAGTGGTTGTACAAACCAATGAGTTCGTTGATATTGCGGATGCTGTTTCCAATCTCCCTGATTGGTGGGTTTTGGAATCCGCCTTCTGGGTTCTTGCTTCTGTAATAGAATACACCAGTCTGCTCATAGATATCGTGAAGGTCAAGCGGTTGAAGCTCGCCTCCTTTACCTAGCTGCACATTCTCCAGTCCCTCAATGTCGATGATGATTCCGTCTGGCTTTGCTTTGGCTACAGCCTGCTGGATCTTCAAGTGAGTGAGCTGAAGCTGATCGGCAAAACCGATGCAGCTGTCAACCATCGACTTCGGAACCATATCCAAAAGATTGGTGGCGCACACCGAATAAGAGAGGTTGGTTCTAGATATGTCGTGGATGTTCTTAGGTATGTTCTTCTTCTTGCCGTATGAGAAGATGTAATCAGTACCCAGTATGTATGTACCACCATACACAGAAGCAGTTTCAAGCTTCATGACGTCTCTGTTGAATACAGAGTTTTGAGGGGCCCTATAGTTTTCGCCCTTAGCGTAGAAACCTACGTTACCATATCTGCTTTCTTTTGATTCAAAGAATTCACAGTCAACAGATATAAACTCAAAATCTAAAACGCCAACCTTGTATTCATCATACCCGTAATTAGCCTTCCTGGTGTTAGGGTTGTAATGAGATTGATTCAGCTTGGCTTGATCGTAGCCATACTTTTTCTGAGCCGCCTTAGCTATCTTCTTGTAATCTTCTTCTGTCAACTGATCAGAAGCGATTCTCTTTAGCTCTCCTATGGTTATGTATTTTACATGACCAGCATAAACCAAATCATCAAAGTTTGGATCTTCTGTATGGCTATGAACAAAAGAAGCTGGGTCTACATATTCAGTTTTAATTCCATGCTCAGGGTCGTTACTTCTCTTGACAACCGCCATGCCCAAAACGGCTAAGTCATTTACGCACCTGCGCAACGTAGTGTCATTGAAGTTATTCCACTCCAGCGTTAAGTTGGTAGCTATCTGAGCTGCGATCTCAGATGAAGACTTGATATTATTACCTATGAATATCTCTGCCTCCTCTAACGTTTCAGGTATGTCCTTGGCCTTCATGCCTATTGACACCCCCGTCTTCTCTTCAATCTTAGCGAGTTGCTGCTTAGACTCAATCATCAACTCCATCTTCCTTCTCTCTTTGTCCTTCTCAGAAGAAGACAAAGGATCAACAGCCTCAAGGTTTGGGTATGGATTTAGCGATAGTATTTTGTTTACTACAATTCTAACAAACTTAGGTAGGATAGGCACTGGAGTGAAATCCAAGTTGAGCATGCTGCCATCGCCATTGTTAGGGTCCAAAGAAGTAAGAAGAGACCTATAGATATTGGTGTCTTGTGTGCCGTTCGCATACTTCCTGTTTCTTTCAAACACTGACTTTCGGCTCTTGTAGTTGGAGCCTTCGTAATCTATTTTTCCCCACTGCTGGTAAATAGACTTGGCGTACTTTAATCCATAAGACCTGTCTTTTTTTTCTTCCGATGAGGCCAACGGATCTGGGAAGCCAGCGTATTTTTTGTCGTTACTATACATTTGCAATTTGTGGAGTTATTTTAACTCATTGCAAATATAGTAAAACTAAGAGTGCCAAGCTTTTGGCTTGTATGTCCTGAAAAACTTCTTGTCTTCAAAGGTGGCCTTGGGCTTTTCCTTCTTTTGTTTTTGCGCAGCCAAAAGTGCAAGACCAGAACTAATCGTCAAGTCAAACTTAGTTCTCTTATCAATCTTATACGCTATCCAATCTTCTAATGTCCTATTAAAAGGCATATTCCCCATCTCTCCGCTTTCTGCTCTTATGCCGACATGATCGTGAATGTATGCTTCGATAGCCTGAGCATGTGACTGAATCACATCTTGAGAGTTAGATGGTATCCCCTTGGTCCTAACATTTGAGGATGAATTTGGATTCCTAAGATGTCCTGGTCGATCCATTAAGTAACCGTCGTAACCCCTTGATTCAAAGTATCTTGCAATACCGTACTTGTTATTCTCTATGAGTAGCGGATACCCATAGAAGAAAGCGCACATCAGCACATCTTCGTAGAAGATGCTCGCTAGGTCTGGACGAGATGCGTACTCCACCACAAACATATTGGGTGGGACGTCCATATTGAACTTGTTGTACATGTGCAAAGCACCCTTCGAGCCCCTGCCGTCTACGGTAGCGTCTAAATCATAGGAGTCAACACCCCCCACTCCTATGTGGCCATTAGGTGGGACGCGCTTACCTCTTTCTTCTTTACTGATATTTCTTAAGTGATCTGGTGGTAGCCACGCCACACGGAACCTTCCGTTCGGGTCTGGAGAGAAAGCGACCTCTTCGTCTTTTTTTCTCCAAACAAAATTGCCTTGGACTACAGGGTTTGGGTAGAGGTCATCGTTGTGCTCTATCTGCTGGTATATCTTCCCGATGTTGAACAGGCTGCCCTCAATGCTGTCCCTGAACGCCTCGTCCTCGGTAAAGGGGAACTGCCTAATTATTTCGTTTAGTTCAGATGGGTCATCTTTAAATGACTCTCGTTCGTTTTTTAGATAGGACTTGCTTCCTTGATCTATAACCTCCCCATCTATACCTATGATATCGCCAGGGAACTTTACACGTCGCGTAAAACCAGGTTTGTGATTCGGGGGGTTTTCTATTACCGCCTGCCCATACTTATCAAAGAAACCCTCTAGGGCTTCGTATGCAGGAATGAATATCCTGTAAAGTCCCGACCTAGTTCTTCCGTTGTTGTTTCTTTCGTTTGGGTCAGAGTCCTCCCAAAGTCCCCTGTACTCCTCACCTCCTTTACTCATAGGGTTTACGGTGCTGCCTACCAACGCTTTACCTACAATTCGTTTACCTACGATCAAACAAGTACGCTCGATACGCCACGCCTCACGGATGTCGGTAGGTTTCTCCCACTTACCTGCCTCGTCCAGATACAGCATGTGCAGCTTCTCACCGTCATATGCGTTGTTCGTGGTGTTCTTCCAGTTGATGACAGTGTTCAATGCATCGCCTCGGTGCGATGTCTTATTGTTTTTAGTGATGCGCTTAGAGGGCTCACGAAACGCCAGCTCCATACGAGGGTTCGTGGTACCGTCCTGGATGGGCTTGAAGAAGAAAGGATAGCTGCGAAATATCGCAACTACCTTTTTCATGAAAATATTTTCTTGCGCGTCTTTACCAGTCTTTGACTGAATGCCCAACAACTTCTCTTTAACTTGACTAGCTTCGTCCACAAGGACAGAAGAGCATATATTAGTGTAGCCAGAACGACGACACTTAGTATATAGCTGACCGAAACAACGGGGATCAGCTTCGCAAGCAGCCATGTGAAGAAAGATTTCTCTTTGGAAAGCAAGGTATGATGGGTATCCGATATCGATTTTAGACCACTGTAGAAACATATAGTGTCTCCCTGTAATATACGTAGGGATCCCATTGTTGTAAAACCACATACCGTCCCTCCTGCGTTGAAACTCTTCCTCGATGTATACACGAAACTTTGCCCGAAACTCGGCAGGTTTTTCGAACCACTCATCCATACTTCGAATCCTCTGCAACTCTTCGGGCATAGATAGGCGCTTCCACAGTTGCAACTCCTTTGGTTGGTCATGGAAGAGTATCTCAGATCGTTTCGGTTTTTTTGGAAGGACAATAAGTAACCCACTCGATTCGAAGTGAGCTCCCTCTGTACCGTTAGGGTCGATCTTAATCCCTTTAGTTTCATATCCTTCTATATCTACAAGTACAGACATTTAATTTAATTAGTACACCCGACAGGATTCGAACCTGTGACCGTCTGCTTAGAAGGCAGATGCTCTATCCAACTGAGCTACGAGTGCATTTTAGAAAAAGTAAAGCAAAACAACTCTTTTCCCTGAGTGCTTTGTAACTAAGTGTTCTACGTCAGAGGAGTGCATTACAAGTGATTTTGTCTTTTGATCAACCTTTCCCTCTCTGTAGTGAAAATCTCCACCTTCAAAATCTTTAGGGTCTGAGAGAAGTATGGAGCATCCAAAAGAACACCAACTCATAGCATTATCAGTTCCTGTGTCTTTGTGCCATCCATGGCCCCTGGTCAGGTGCTCAACTCTAGCGTAACCTCTTTCATGAGGATCAATTTTCGATATCTCATTTATTCTTTCAAATATAGAGCGCACAACACCCGTGCATTCGCTGATGTAAATCTTATTTCTAGATGACTCACCAATAGAAAAAACCTCAGCCCTTTCTTCTTCTGATATGAAATCTTCTATGTAAGTCTTCATTCCTTTTGCTTAAAGAATACATTTAAGTAACCAGCCGTATTATCTTGATTATCAAAGTCATAGTCGTCCCAGTATATCAAACCGCTGGGACTATTTTGAGAATTTTTCTGCGAATCCACCTGAGTAGTCTTTTTCTTTTTCGATTGATCCATTGTCTTGTAGCTCTTTAACCATTTGTTCTAAACGCTGACGCTCTATCAGCAACTCCTTACAGTCAATAGCTGTTTGTTTAATGGATTGTAATTCTGCTTTTCTTGCGGACCCGCCAGCCTCTGGGTCCACAGGTTTCTTCACTTCTTCAATCATATTATTGATAGCAACCTCCATGCTTGCCATCAACCTCTTAGATGCGCTAATCGTGGTGAACTTAGACATCTTCCTGGATATCGTAAACATACAAGGGTGTCTTGTCCCCTAGGTATGAACCAGCGACGTTGTATTCGAAATACTCAACAGCATCTTCGTAACTCATATCCTCCATGAGGATGTCAACAATTTTCTTTACGCTATAAACGGCTCTGGGTTGAACCCCATAAACGATTCCTATAACGGCCTCGTTGAAACCGTCAGCGATCAAGCACTCCTCTTCCTCCAGGAGCTCCCAGGTTTCTTCTTTACTCCACATGTCAGAGCTCTTTGTACATTAAGTCTTCGACACGAGTGCGGTAGTACTCCTTGCCGTCTATCTTAATTCTGTAGTCAGCGTTTTTAGGGAAGCCAACCACATCTCCGACCTCAAGGCCTACTTCTTCAACCCCAGGAGACGCAAATGCGACTCGACCTCTTGTTGTTGGTTTCTCGCTAAGTTTGACAACTTCGATAATTTCCGATTCTTGAACTTCCTCTTCTTCGACGGGTTCAAGAAGGCTCCAACCCGCAAGAGGGTGGATAGCACCAGTGTCGCTGTCTTTAAAAGCAATAGCTTGATTATTGACAGCGTGGTCTTGATCGTACCTGACAAGGTAGTGGTTATCATTACCAGTAAGTGGTTGACCTTCGTTGATGACCACGAGATGATGGAAGTACAACGTGTCGCCAGGCTTGACGCCAGTTTCGTACTTGAACGGGACAGCCACGACTGGGCCTTCTGTAACTCTGTTTTCAAACTCATTGAATCTATTGGCTATGTACAACTCTAAACCACCAGACGTTGTGATGGTGTCGTTTATCGTCTTGTCTAGTTCAACGACAAACAAATTAAATGTTTTCATTAATTAAAAATTTAAATCGAATTCAAGCATGCAGGGCATCTCATCTACGGCTTTCCAAAGAAGCGTTCCCTCTTCGTTCTCAATATATATAAGATACCTTTTCTTTCCAAATTTATGAAGATGATGTTCATCTTCGAGAATAGCGGATACTTCTCCTTTACCTGCCCGCATGCCTACATAATACGCCATGCCATCTTTCGGCTCTTTGCCGATGACAATCTTTCTAATAAGTCCTTCCATTAGTTTAAGGATATGCCCAAGCTTCCAAGAAGATCCTCAAGATCCTCATCGTCATCCGAGTACGCATTGTCCATGATGGTCTTGATGGTCTCAAGCTCCTGTCTACTTTGAAGACTAAAGCTGTACATAGTCTTCATCTCTGCTTCTTGGTCACCAGCCTCGATTGCATCTAGGTCAAGAACGCCTACCACGATGGATGCAAGTGTTCGATCTTTCATGTCGAACTCCTCTATGGTCTCCTCCATCTTCTTGACGAGAGAATACATTTCCGCAAAGAAGAGAGTGTCGCTAGGGCTCATGATGTAAATTTGTTTAAGTCAAATATACGACAGAATACAGATGCCTAAATCGACAGTTAGAAAAACAAGATTGTTCCGTGAAGTGTCCCGCCTGCCAGAGCGATACGTCAAGCATAACTATCTGAAACACTTACGTTCAGCTACGAATGAGTTTCTAGAAAGCAACCCAGATTTAACCAAATCGTACCTGCACCTGATGCTGTTCTTATACGATCTGGAGTTTTTTACTATCGATTACGTGGCGTCCGAGTATGGGATGAATAGAAAAAACCTGGCTGACAGGATGATCTACCCGATGGTGATAGCTGGGTATCTGTACAAGCACTTCGACAAGCTTACGCCATCGCAGACTCTAGAGGATCATCTGTTTCGGGACGAGACAAAAATGAATTACAGAGTTCGGTATGCGATGTCGCAGAAAGGTAGGCTAGCGGTACAGCGTTTCTATAACTCACTTTAGCCACTACAATTCTCGCACCCTTCTGGTGCGTGGATATCACACACAATCTTACCGCTCTTAACCTTTTCTTCGGTCGCTTTTACTCTTTCTGGATCTAGGAAATCTACGTTGAAGTCTTCTTCTTTTTCGCGCATGATAAAAAATTTAGGAGCGCGAATATAGACAAATCTATTTTCCTTGTCCGCGATACTTCTTACTGTAGTTTTTGCTACGCTTGTTGCTAGAAGTTCTGGTCTTAGCGTGGACCCCTGGGCGCTTCTTCTTAGTGTCGCCAGGAGCGTAGTTAAATACTTGTTTAGGCATTTTCTACTGTGTAATAAACTTTATTCTTTTCGTCTCTGCGGGCTCGCTTAATCTGTTTACGGTTTCGCCCTACAGCCTTGTACGAGATATGCACCCAGTTGGGTTCTTCGTCGTCCCCGAACTCCCAGATCATCTGGTCCCACACCAGGTTGTCTTTTACGAAGTTGAAGATATCTGCATTCGTGATGCGTCCAAACACATCTGCGTCCAGGTCGAGCGCCTCACCTACCATGTGCTGCGAGTACCTGCTCCCCCCGATAGCCTTGTTCAGTTGCTTGCCTCTGTATCCAGAGCTCACAGCGATGGGCACACCGAAGTGATCGCGGATAGGTTGGAATACATTCTCTGCTACAGCCTTGAGGTTTTCGATCTCCCAGTCTTCGGGTGTGTTATCGATCCCAAGGCGGCTGGCCGTGTTTGACTTCACGACTTCTTTCAGTGATAGGTTTTTGCTTAACTGCATTTCGATTGGCAATCCAGGAAGGATCAATTCTTTTAATCCTAGGGTTGTGGTAATATTTTTTCAATCTATGATTGAATAAGCGAAGTTAGACAAAAAAATTTGGATTGAATGATATTTTGCCCTACATTGAGATCAGCAAACCGAAGTTACGAAACAATTTAAATCAGTTATTTGCTATGAAAAATCTTATTTTAATCTTTGCCTTGGCGTTGGCATCAGTAGTAAACGCACAGTCTAATCCATTTGGCGAGCCAACTAAGTTCCTAAATATTCAGGTAAGCATTTCTGACGATTTACTCCTGCCAGGCAATAGCTTGTTTGAGGTGTACTTTCAGCGAGATGGATACATGTCGTACATCCCTAGCTGTACATGTACAAGCAGCTCGGCATGCAAGCTCCCTATTAATACAGTAAGTTTTGACACTGTGGTAATTACCGCAAAAGATGAGTCAGGTCACATCACGCACCTAAAAACCCTACCTCAATACTACATTGAAGGGTTTGAGTCGATCAGTGTCGAACTCGATTGAAGGAAAACATAAGAAACAAAAAAGCCCCGCTAGGGGCTTTTTTTATTTATGTGAGTGTGATCACCGAACAACAAACCTGTCGTAATCTTTGCTCCCACGGCCTGGAGCATCGAATCTAAAGAAGTTCTCATTAAACCTGTCTGTGTCTACGCCTCTTCCTTTCATGAGGTCAAGGAACCTTTGCTTCTCTACGCCAAAACGCTTCATGGCAAGTTCGTAAGCGCGTCGACCTTCGGCTTGTCTTTCCTTGAATTCAGGTGTATTCATGTAGGCTCTTCTCTTTTCATCATCCTCTAGAACATCTCTTGGGACGGATGCTTGAAAATCAAACTCACTGGGCATTCTAGGGATGGCGCCTGGGCCGCCAAACATGTCCTCTTGTCTCTCATTGAAGGGGCGGAATTTAACGTCTCGGACGTTGTATTTACCATCTAATGCTTCGGCGACATCTTCGTCTTTATACAGTGCTGACCTATACGCCCTCATAGACTCTCTCGTAGGGTCAGCTTGCATAGCGATGAACTCTTCTCCTGATTCGTCCATCCCCTCTGGAGCCATCTCTAGATTTCTAAGCAATGAGGTAACGGGTCCTCCGTTCTGATACATCATTCCTCGCTTCCTTGGCATCATTCCACCACCAGGGTACTTAGGCATCATGCCGCCCTTCATCATCTTCATGATCTTCTTGGCTGCCTCTCTTTCTTTCTTGGTGGCCGCTCTATCCTCAGCGTCAGTCATTCTTTTTGGTAGCCCACCAGCAAAAGGGAGAGGAGCGTAGCCTTCACGAACGTCTCTCTTGTACGACTCTCTGTCTCTAGAGGCTTTAGATGTGTGAAGTCTTGAAGGATTTTTTTTCTTCATCTCCTTCATCTTCCCTCCACCTTGGTATTTCTTTGCTTTCATACCCGCAAATATAGTTATTTATTTTTCTTTAGTCTGGATTTCTCTCGCCGTCCACGATTCTTGCTCTCTGCCTCAAACCCTACGATCCTACCACCGCTATGCGAGGCGTCTAACCCGTCACCATTCCCATACGTACCCTTCTTCCTGTTGAATCTGTTGAGTGCCGCCCTGTACTTCTTGGCCTTACCACCAGACTGGAACTTCTTGTACTCTTTCTTGTAGTCTCGCTTCTTAGCTTTCATAATGCTAAGATACAAAAGGACAGTTTTTGCGCCCTCACAGCTTAATAAGTTTGAATTACGCTTCGTAGTGTCGTTTTGTGCGTACAT